AGCCCATGAAGAAGTTGCCGGTCCGCATCCCGTCCGACCTCGCCCACCGCATCGACCTCCTCGTGGCGGCCCGAGTGTTCCCCGAGGCCACGCGGTCCTCCGTCACCCGTGAGGCCCTGAAGCGCGGGCTGCGCGCCTTGGAGCAGCAGGCGAAGCCGGGTCAGCCGCACCCGTACCAGTCGGAGTAGACCGGCCAGCAGTCGTTGACGCCATCGGCGAAGCACGCGGCATACGCGCTGTCGCCCGTGTCCACCTCGGAGGGCTCCGTGCAGATATCGCCCATGTAGTCGGCGTGCTCGCAGCCGTCCTCGTAGGCCGCGGCACATGCCGGGTCCGGCTTCGCGTGGCGGGGGCAGGCGAGGAGCGCGAGGATCATGCTGTCTTGGTCTTGCGACCCCGGGCGGCCTTCGGCGGGGCGTTGCTGGCGACGACGACGCCGCCGGAGTCACGCACGCAGACGTGCTCGGTCCTCTTGCCGCCCGCGCCGCTGTCGGCGACGGCGATCACCTGGGACCCACGCACCTCGACCGTGACCTCGGTCTTGAGCACCTTCTCGTCATCGGTGTGGATGATGGTCGGGACTTGGAAGGCATGGATGCGAGCTGGCATGGGCGACTCCGAGACGTGGTGGTCAGTCTATCCTACTTCGCCAGCGCGGCGATGGGGGGATTCATCACGGGCGGCATGGGGGCCCCAGGGGCAAGCCCGGCTGCTGCTGCGGCAAGGTCCGTCTGCGCGCCGAGCGCCGCCTGCGCTGGCGCCATCGGGCCGGCGATGACCACAGAGGGGTCGATGTCCCCCAGCCGGGCCAGCTCCTGGTCCACCTTCACCATGTCGATGTGCGGGGCGCCCAGCCACATGGCACGGTACTTCATCAGCTCCGCCCGCCGGAGCGTCTTGTTGTACTCCATTGGGTCGTAGGCCACGATCTCGAACTCGGCCACCGCCATGAGGTCGTCCACCTTGGCGTTGAGCGGCGCCTCGTCCGGCAACAGCCCAGGCACGAACACCTCCTCGTCCTCCGCCATGAACTCCTGACGGAGCAGCGCGAACCGAGACACGATCCCACGGTGGAAGTCCCGCACCCGCCCGGCGCGGAGCGTGAAGCGGTTCTTGAGCGACTGCTCCGTCAAGGCGAACTCGGTGGCCGGGTGCTCGCCGCTGCTGATCTGCCCGCGACTCCACTCCGGCAGCCCCACCACGAAGGCGATGGACGCCTCGATCCGGTTGCGCTCGATGTGGAAGTCGGGCGACAGCGTCGGCCCCGGCAGCGTAGCGATGATATGCCGGATGTCCTTGTTGTTCGGGACCTTGACGCCACGCATCTCGCCGGGCTTCATCGCGGCCACCGCGGCGGCGTCGTCCTCGTCGAGCGCCGCCTTGTCGTAGAGCGTGCCCCCGAGACTGCGCAGCGCGTGTTCCTGCGCGAGCTGGTCCATCTCGTTGAGCCGCTGCTGCAAGGCCCGGATGAGCACGAGATCGCTCATGCCGCGCTGGTCGCGGAGGTTGTCGTTGAACCCCAGTTGCACGTAGGGGTTGCTGACCAGGCGATAGGGGCGCGGCCCATCGTACAGCGGCGCCTGAGCGTCCCGCATGAACAGCAGCATCCGCTCCTCGCGCAGCAGATGGACCTCGTAGATCAGCCGATCGCGGAACAGGTGCCGGACGCGGTCGCGCAGCGCCTCCAGACCGTCGCCCGCCTGCGAGTCCTGGCGCCCGCGCTGGTCACGAGGCATGAGGTATGACGGGATGGCCTGGATGTCGCGCGCGTCCACCAGGCCGTCCGGGTTGAAGGCGCCCGCCGCGATCTTCGCGTCGAGCCAGTCGCTCCGGACCGTGCGCGCCTCGATGATGTAGGGGCTGGCGTCGAGCGCCACGTCGAAGTCCCACCACAATCGGCGCGCGTCCACGAGTTGCGCGCGCGGGGCCTTCAATGCCTGGACCCAGGCACACTTCGCGAACCAGCGCCCAGCCAGGATGGTCTGGCGCACGGCGATGCGCGTCAGCTCGTCGAGCAGGGTGCCCCGGATGTCCTGGTCCAGCATCCGCTCGGCGAGGCGGGCCCGGTCCAGCACGTCCGCCTCGTGGCTCACCGGCTTCGCGTGCCCGCGCGGATTCTGCGGGACCAGGCTGGCCGACATCGAGTCCAGCAGCGCGTAGCCGTAGTTGGTGTGCATCTCGACGTCGTCGTTGCCGGCGGTCGCCTCGCCACCCCAGAACACACCCTGATACCAGCGCGTCAGCTCGTCCCAGAGGTCGCTGTCCTTCTTCTGGAGCGCCTCGTGGACGTCGACCAGTTCCTGGGCCTGCGCTCGGTCCACGGCTCAGCCTACGGGGCCGGTCTGCGAAGCACCGGTCTGCTCCGACCATGCCTTGCGGGTCTTGGCCAGCCAGGCGTCCCACGACCCGGCCGCGCCGGTTCCGGTGGCCTCCTCCAGCCTGGCCATGCTGCCCTTGATCGGCGGAGCGGTGAAGGGCTTCCCGGCCGTGTCGATGCCGTGGAACATCTCGGGAGCCGCGACATCGATTCCCTCTCGCTTGGCGCCCGCCGCTGCGTCGGCCGCCATCTGCTCCTCCAGCCTGGCCATGCTGCCCTTGATCGGCGGGGCCGTCAGCGGCGCGCCTGTGTCCCCGATGCCAGGCTCCGTCGGCGCCGCCTTCGCTGCCGCCGCGACGCCCTCCGCGAGCTTGCCCTCCGCGCCAGCCTTGGCCGCGGCGACCACGCCCTTGTGGACCTCCCCGCCGAACTTCGCCATGATGGCGTCGTATTCCTGGCCCTCCGTCAGCGTCACGCCCACCGCGCCGCGGTTGCGGCCAGGCGCGGCCGTGATGATGACGCTCTTGTCGGTGGGGTCGATGTCGTACTCCCACCCTCCATCGTCCTGGACGTGGATGGCGCGCCCCTTGCGGGCGGTCAGGTCGTCGATGGTGCTGCGGATGTCGTCGGGCATGGGTCATTGCCTCCGGTTGGCGCGGATCGAGCGTAGCACGATGGAGGTCCGGCTGGCATGTGGGCTCCGTCGCCGCGCCTCCTGCCGCCGCTCCAGGGTGACGAGTTCGTTCATCGTGGGGCGGAAGACGTCGGCCGCGGTGGCGCGCGGATCGACAAAGCGCACCTCGCCCCCGGGCCACAGCCGCGAGCGCAGCCCGACGATGACGCTCAGCAGCGCCGAGACCTTGTCCCAATGGTGGCGCTCCCGCTTGATGCGGCCGTGCAGATTCCCACCGCGACGGCTGGCCCCACCTACCTGCTCCTGCCGGTCGCCCGGCTCCACCTTCTTGTCGTGTCCGTAGGTGAGCAGTTGCTCGACGGTGTCCTGGTCTCGGATCGCGAAGGTGGGCTGGCCGAGGAAGTCCACGAGGTAGCCCGTGTGCTCCTCGACGGTGGAGGGGTTGTTGTTCCAGCCGGGGTTCTGGTGGTCTCGCCAGTACAGGTTGGGGTAGCCCATCTGACGGAGCACCGCGATCACGCCCTGGCCTACGCCGTTCGCCTCGACCACGATCAGCGCCGTGTTGTACCGCATCCCGAGCGCGAAAAGCATTCGCGCGTTGTCGTCCGGGGCGACGTGGTCCGCGAACGTGGCGCACTGGCGCTCCTCTCCCCGGTTCGCCCGCCAGACGTGTGCGGCGGCGTGATCGCGCGCCGCGAACCCCGAGGGATCTACCCCGATCACGTACAGCCCATCGGCGGTCGGCGCCTCGAACTCCACCGGGTTGTGGGTCGGCTCCCATGGCACGAGCACCGCCTGCTGGTGGTGGTCGAGCACGCCGCCGGGGAACACGGTGCGAACGCTCCCCATCCAGCACGTCACGTCGTCGAACGGGTAGTACATCCCGAACTGCTCGGGCGCGCGCCGGATCTTATCGACGTTCTTCATCGCATTCCGCCGGAACGCAAGGTGCTCCAGCCGCAGGCCGGCATGGCCGTACCGGTCGAGCAGCCGTTGTTCGTCCAGGTCGGGGCGATCCGCAAGAGCCCAGGGCCGCTCGCACATCCGGGCCAGGAAGAACGGGGTGAAGAACGCCTTGTAGCGGCCGTCCGCGCGCTTCGCGTTCAGGTAAAACTGGTGCCACCAGGAGCCCTTCTGCGTAGGGTTGCACTCAAACACCACCTTGGCGTTCGGGCGCGCCGCCATGGCTGGGTAGAGATCCGCCCACAACTCGGCCGGGTCCTGCGCTGTCCAGTAGCCGACCTCTGAGGCGTGGAAACTGTCGATGGATTGCCCGATCCCCGCGAACGCGGATGCTGCGCTCAGCGTGCGGCACACCCCTCCCCACCGCCCGTCGAAGGTGAGTTGGTTCATCTCCTTCGCGGAGTAGGTGGCCGTCCGCATCGCCTCCGGCCATCGCTGGTAGCTGTAGTGGCATCTCTTGTGGAGGTACTTCGCGCGCGGGTCGGTGTCCGCTATGCAGACGTGGTCCCAGCCAGGGCGGTACATCGCCATCACCATCCCGGCGAGCTCGAAGTTGGTCGAGCGCGCAGTCTGGCGGCCCTTGACCACGACCGGCCATCGCGTCTCCTGGCCCGCCTCCTCCTCCTCTGGGGTGAGGTCCCGGCAGTATTCGGCCACCTCGCCGCGCAGATTCGGGTCGATGCGCTCAAAGTCTGCGAGGCTTTCGCGGCTGCGGAAGTCCTTGACCTTGGCCATCCTGGGCACGGACCACAAGGGATTGCGGACCTTCTTCCACAGGGCGGCGCGCTCGATGGGGTCCAGCGCCTCGATGTCGGCGGCGGTAATGCGGCTGAGATCGAGGGTCACCGCTCGTCGTCGGTCGCGAGCAGGGCGAGACCGGACTTCGCATCGGTCTGTCGGCGGAGGTGGCCGCGGGGATCGGCCTCAGGGGACTCGATGATCGTGGGCATTACTCGCGCCGCGAGCAGCCTGGTCTTCGCGATCTCCAACTGGAGCTTGATGCTCGCAGTCGCGGCCGGCACATCGGCAGGGTCGAGGCCCGCTACCTCCTTCGCCTGGATCTCCAGGTCGTCCAGGCTCTTCAGCGCCACCTTGATCTGGGTGAGCGGAGACATGCCAGACGCCCCATTCTCGACGCCACCAGGGGGTGGTCCCCAGTTCGGCGGCGGTCCAAGCTGCGATGGCCTCGCCTGCCGCACGGTGGGCACGGTAAGGGCGCCAGCGTCGGCCTCCGCTGATGGCTTCGTCCCGGGCAAGCTGCCACTCCAGCATCCAGTCCGTCCGGGTGTCGGGCGGCAGGACCAGTGCCGACCGTATCACGGGCGGGGTGAGGGCAGGGAACTCGGGCAGCACGGCGAAGGCGTCGAAGGCTGCGGCCCACGGCATCCACCAAGTCGCGGGGTCCTCCTTCGCGGCCTGCTTCTGGCCCACCTCGGCGACCCCGGTGCACAGCTTCCAGATCCACGCCAGCTCCCGCGTCCACACCCGGCGCGGACGAGCGGGCATCCCCCATGGCGGCACGTCCAGGACGAGGTCCACCGCGTCGGGGACGCCGAGCACATGCGCGACGGGGCGGGCCCGCTCCC